CTTAATTCTTTTGATAAGCTGATATTACAAGCCAAATATATTATTCTATTAATCGTATTTTCATTTAACTCATCTTTTATACTATTAAAAAATATCATTAATGCTTCATTTTGTGTCATATTATTGTTAGAATATTTATGATCATTTATATCATGTAATATAGAAGCAATTATTATTTCAAATATTTCATTATTATTTAATCCTTCAGAAACTGCTATTTTAGTTGCTAAAGATTTTACTCTTAAAGCATGATCAAAATTATGGGAGTCATCATATTCGCTCATATATTCCTTAGCATATTTTTCAGCTTTATTTATAATATTCATAATATTATAAATTAAATAATTATGATATTTTTTATATGAAAAATTGATAATAATATTTATATTATAATAAATAACAATGAAACATTATATTGGAGCTCATATTAGCCAAGATAAAACTATTATTGACACTATGAATAATATCAAAAAAGCAGGTGGTAATGCTTTACAAATATTTGTTTCTAATCCAAGAAGCACTACACTAAATAATCCTGAAAAATATATTAATATTTCTAATGATGTCAAAAAATATATGAAGGATAATGATTTCAAATTAGTAATTCATTCGCCTTATGTTATTAATATTGCTAATGATTTTAAAAATAATAAAAGGTCTATATTGATTGAAGATTGTTATTGGGTAAAATTATTAATACATGAGTTAAATATAGCAAATACTTTGGGAGCAGAGGGTGTAGTATTACATGTAGGGAAGTCCGTTAAATTATCTTATTCACAAGGTCTTGAAAATATGAAAAAATGTTTAGATTATATTGTAAGTGTAATGATTGTGAAAAAAATAAACACTAAAATTATTATAGAAACACCAGCCGGTCAAGGGACTGAACTATTAACTAATTTAAATGATTTCGTAATTTTCTTTAATACTTTTTCAGAAGAGCAAAAAAAATATTTAGGTATTTGCCTTGACACCGCTCATACATGGGCGTTAGGTTATGATTTAGATGAAGCTTATAATATATTATTTAAAAATACAGCAAATTATATAAATATTATTCATCTCAATAATAGTTTAATTAGTAAAGGGGAGCGTAAAGATAGACATGCTGTAATGTTAAATGGAAAAATACATAATAATTATATTAATAATTTCATACTAAAATTAAAAAAACACAATACTATTATTATCTTAGAAACCCCATCAGTTTCTTATGATAAAGAATTCAAACACATATATAATATATTACAATAATTACAATAATTACAATAATTATAATAATTACAATAATTATAATAATTACAATAATTTTAATCATCAATTAATATCCAGTCGTGTGATGGTATTAAATCTTCTATTTTATTTTTTTTATAATATTCGCCAAACCATTTTATGGGGGCAATTTTTATAGCATCTTTATTTATAGATAAATAAGCTCCCATCCAAGAAAAAGTACTATTTGCTATAATATAATTATCACAATTACACATTAATAATAATTGCTTCCAGTCGGGTATATTATCCGCTATTTTTTTATAATTTAATTTTGGAAAATTAATATTGATATATTTTAAATATTCATTAACAATATGATTATCGCATTCTTGACAAAATATTAATATATTATAATCGGATAAATTAATATTGTCTTGTAATTTCTTAAAAGACTTTAAATAATATTCCAAAGTTTTTACTGGATGCATATTTTGTAAATAATAATAATCACCTATGCGAAAATGTAATGATATCGTTTTTCTATTAAAATATTCCGGATATTCATTGCGAATATTAGATATTTTATTATCAATATCTAAATAATTTTTAATTTTATTAATATTATGTTTAAAATATTTATCACTTTGAAAAAAGCCTTTTAATAATATATCATTTTCATTGACGGGTATTTTATTATATTTAAATTCTGGCTCTTTGTAGAATTTAACAATTTCATATTTTTTGCTAATTTTATCTCGCAATTCTAAAAATATATTATCCCAATAATATTTTGGAATTTTAAAATCTGGCATATCATAATATATTACAAAATCATCACAATTATCTATATAATATGATAACAAAGTAAAAATCATAAATAGTTGGTTTCCTAAACCAGAATGTATTTCTATAGCTACCTTTTTCATATAACTAAATAACAATTATTATTTATATATAATAAAAATTGATTATATATAAACATTTATTATTATAATATATAAAATGGCGACTAAGATTACTATTGCTTCAATTATCAAAGAGAAAATCGCAAAGATGCCGAGCGATATCAATAATAAAAAAGATATTGAAAAATATTTTAAAGAATCTTTAAATGAAACTATTAAAGAATTAAAGAAAAATAATGATGAAAAAGAAAAGAAGCCATTGACAAAATATCAAGAGTTTATGAAAGAAACGCAAAAAAAATTAAAAGAAGAGTTTCCTGATTTGACTGCTAAAGAAAGGTTTATCAAAGTTGCTGAAGAATGGCAAAAAGAAAAAGCAAAGAATGTAGAAAATCCAGTAGAAGAATAATAAATTACAAAGACTTTAAATATTGTAATATTGTACCGAATCCTTCTGCTATATTTAATTCATTATTATTACTAATCATTCTTATATCAATGTGTATCCATTTATTTCTATATTTTTTTTCTATAAAATTCATTAAGAATAGAGATGCTATTAAATCGTCTCCTTTTTTACAATTATAACCGCTATTTTTCACATCCGCTATATTTGATTTTATATAGTTCATATATTCTATCCACGGCGGGATCCTCAAAATTATTTCTCCATATTGTTTACTAAATTTAATAATATTTTTAGAAAATGCTTCATTGATTGTAAAATATGAAAAACTCGTATTACAATATTTATCACTTGATCCTGTTAATGTTGCTATATCTATTATATGGTCTGGTTTGTACTTTTTACATATATATGATAATGAATCTGCTAATATTAATCTGCCTTCGGCGTCAACATTTACAATTTCTATAGTTTGTCCATTATATGCTTTAATAACATCATTGGGTTTCAATGAAGAATTAGATATTATATTTTCAACTAAAGGACAAACACATATTATTCTATTATTGCTTTTATTTTTAACTAAATTATTAAATAAACCGAAGCTAATACAAGCACCCTCTTTATCCATATACATTTTATTCATACTACCACTATTTTTAATTGAATAGCCACCGGTATCTATTGTTACACCTTTACCAACTATACATATTGTTTTTTTATATTTTTGCGGGTTATATTCAAGTATAACAAAATATGGTTTATTATATGAGTGTTGGCCTAATGAATATATTAAATTTAATCCTAATTTTTTAATAGCATTGCTATCAAATATTTTAACTTTTACATTTTTATTATTTTTATAATATCTCTTAACATATTCGCTGAATATTTTAGGAGTCATTTTATTAGAAGGTTCATTTATCAGGTTTCTTGTAATATTAGCTGATTCAATAATATCAGCAATCTCTCTTTTTTTATTGTATTTAGGTATATAAAATACTATTTCATTATTTTTAGTATTACTTTTATATTTATTAAATGTGTAGATACCTTGCGATATTTTGTAGATAAAAGATAATACATAATTATAGTCTAATTCTGATAAGTTAAAAACTATTTTTTTTCTTTCATTTAAATTATATTTTATAATATTCTTAACATTTATAGAAAAATCTAAAATATCCATATAATTCTTTATCAATATACAATTACCATTTTTTGTCGAACATACATTAATTACATTATCATTATGATTAATTTTATCAATAAAAATAATGTTCATCTCTATCTATATCATATTTATACTTTAAAAAAATAATTAATTCTGTAAAATTAATTGTGAATTCTCAAATTTATAAATAGTATCTGCTAATTCAAGCGCAGATTGCCTATGTGCTATAATAATAATAGTAATGTTGGCGTCCTTGAAACACTCTCTTATAGTATTTTGTACTATATCTTCGCATTTAGGATCAAGCGCTGATGTTGCTTCGTCAAATATTAATATTTTCGGTTTTCTAATTAAAGCGCGAGCAATAGATATTCGTTGCTTTTGTCCTCCAGATAGCGAAGATAATTCGGTACCTTCTATTTTTGTATCATATTTATTAGGTAATTTCATAATAAAATCGTGGGCATTAGCTTGTTTAGCGGCTTCTATAATATCTTCTTGATTTACATTATCAATTCCATATGCGATATTATTTGATATAGTATCGCTAAATAATACACTATCTTGTGCTACATACCCTATTTTACTCTTTATCCATTTGTTATCATATAAATTAATATCTATATCATCTATTAATATTTCTCCTTTTTCAGGTTCTAATATTCCAATTAATATTTTAACCAAAGTACTTTTGCCAGAACCCGAATCCCCTATAATTGCTATTTTTTCACCACTTCTTATATTGAAATTAAAATTATCCAAAATATAATCTTTGGATTTTTCATATTTAAAATTAATATTTTTAAATGTAATATCGCCGCGTATATTGCTATTTGGAGTTATATAATATCCTTTTTTAACATCATTTTTATCTAAAATCTCTACTATTCTATTGTAAGGCTCTTTGAATTTAATAAATTCATTATTAAAATGAATGATAGCCTTGACATTATCATATAAACTTTGATTATGTAAAATAAATGTGATTAATCCATCCATAGTATTTAAATATCGCGCTGCTATGATTATAGCGATAGTCGTTAAAGTCGGTATATTGCTGACAAATAAAAGATTTACACCATATAGTAAAGAGTTTTTATAGTTATAATCTTTAATTTTTTCCTGATACTTTTTATATTTAGTTTTACATTTATCTTCGTTGGCGTATGTCTTTACAACAGATATATGCGATATTGTTTCGTGTGTATATGTATTAATTTCTTTATTTAAATCATCAATACCATTCATATAATATTTATCTAATCTTTCATATAAATTTGAAATTAGCAAATTTACAGGGATTAACAAAAATGCCACAAGTGTTAATTTCCATGATATATTTTTTAACAGCCATATAGTAGCTATAATATGTACTGAAGAGCGAGATATTACATTTATATTTAATGATATTAAATCTGATACAATTCTTACGTCATTATTAACATATTCTAATAAAGAATTTACAGGAGTTATTTGATAATATTTACTTTCTTGATTTAATATTTTTCCATAAACTATATTTTTTAATCTTACATTCATACATTTTTGAGCGTGAGAGAAGCATGTGCCTCTCAATGATGTTGTTATCATTGCTAATATATTCGCATATAGCAATTTAATTAACCTTTCGTTAGAAAAGTCTCCCTGCATAAGCCTACTTGTATGTTCGCTGGCAAAAACACTAAAATAAGAACCGGCACATCCACATAATAGACCTACTATACTAATTTTAACATCTTCGTCACATAATTTAATATATCTTTTAACAATAGACATTTTATAATATAAATTATATTGTATTTTCTTAAATAAATATATTATGTTCTTAATGAAAATAATAAAAATTGATTCCATATTTTATTATTATATATAATACAAAATCTGATAGATAATGTTTTCTTACAATGCTTCGTCAATCCCCCTCAACTATGTTACCGGTGATTACAACATTTCTTTGAATATGACATTTGGGGAAGGGAAAGATTCTGAAATTGTTAAAAATGAAAGTGAGCGTAAAAATTTCAAAGAAAATTATAATATTGAAGTCTACGAAGTTTTTGACGGGGAAGATTATAAGAAGGGTTATCGTATTCTATGTAATGAAGGAGCATTTGTTGTTAAACTTAGTAATATTGAAATTCAAAAAACTAAAAATAATGAAAGAGATGATTATGAATATGCTATTGGTTTTGCTTTAGATAACGAAAAACCAGAATATTTTGGCGAAATGTCTACTATTCCTTATAATATTGAGAGGGATGGTACATTGTGGACTATTCCGGCTAACAAGGGTGGATGTTACAATTTTGACCAAAATCCTAAAGCAAAATATCAATGGGTAGCCAAGAGAGCACTAGATATTAATTATGAACCTACTGAAGAAGAGCGCGAGTTAGGAATGGAAAAAACAAATGAAAATACGGGGCTAATTTATTTGACTTTTATGGTATATAAAAAACCCAAAGAGCAAGAGCCTACACGTGGATTTACGCGCGGTATTACTCGTGGAGCTACTCGTGGAGCTACTCGCAGTATTCATAGTGACGAAGAGCAACGAGAAAGTGATTCTGCGAGATTCGGTTATGGTAATGAAGCTTCATCTTCATCTGTTAAAAGCGAATATGAATATGTTCAAAATACTGAAAAATATACTTTGCCTATTCGCTTAAGAATCAATAAAAGTTCTGAAAAAAGTGCTATTAACTGCTCTAAAAATTTGTCTGGCGCAAATATTAACACTCTTAAGCGTCAAACTATGACAATTCCATTTTAATATAAATTACATAGAAGTTAGTTATAATATGTTATATGATTTATATTTTTTAATTTTGTAAAATACATAAGTATTATTTATATTATAATATAATAGGAATGGTATAAAATATGTCTATGAATCAATCTATAAAAAATATTACTAAAGTTTCCGAAGATTTATCTTGTTTCCTTATGAGAAAAAAAGCAATAATTATGGTTAAAAATTATAGAGATAGGCAAAGAATTGATAATAAAAAGTTATATATGCGAAAAATTACAAATGTATTGAAAAATAATAAGTTTTGCGCGGGATATTGTGAAAATCCCATAAATTGTACGTGTTTAATTAATAATTCAAATTAACACTTTTTTATGTATGGTTTCGAGTGCTCCTTCAATCCATGATTGTCTTTCACTATATGTTTCGCCCAATATATATATATCTTTTTTAATAAAAATATCATCAATTTGTTTAATTATATCTTTTGAATTAATTCCAACTTTCCAAAGGTGGTCTCCTGAACTCCAATAATGTAGTGATATCCATTCAGGTTCTTTAATATTTTTTTCTGGAAACATATCATTTAATATCCTTGTAATATGTTTTTTAATCGTTTTTTTATCATTAAAACTATTCCAAAAATCTGTATTATAACTATCGCTATAACTTATTTGTATTAAACCATTATCATAATCAATTGGTATAATAAATTGTAATTTATTATCAGTTAATATTTTAGGCATACCTTTAAACCACACATCTTTATATTTAGCATATATTCTTAAAAGTTTCCCTTCATTAACATTATTTAATATATTTTTGTATTTGTTAAAATATGGCATAGCTAAATAATCGCATTTCGTAATAGTTAAATATAGTTTTGAATATCTATAAGTTTCTTTATTTATAATATATGTTTTATTATCATCATTTATATCCATAAGGGTGGCATTAAATATAATTTTTACTTTTTTAAGCAATAAGTATTCATATAACTTATCACATAATATTTGAATACCATTTTTAAGAACAAAAAAGGATTTGTTTAAAATATCAAAATCTTTTTTTATTGTTACTATGGCATTTTTAGAATTCATATCATAAAACTCTGCTATATATCCAATTGATATTTTTAGCAATTCAACTTCATTAGAAGGTAAAAAAAGTGAAAAGTAATTATGTAGATTATATTTATTTTTATCAATATTCAATTTTTTATTTATAGCATATTCCCATAATTCATTTATACTTTTATAAGAAGATTTATGATATTTAAGCAACTCTTTTTCAGTCATATACTTCCCATTCACATAGTATAGATTATCTTTACCAATATCAATAATTTCATCTGTCAAATTTAAATCTCTAATTAAAGCCATAACGTATTTATGCTTTTTTCCCAATCTCCCAGCTCCAACTGAATATTTAAAGCCTTTATTATTATATGTATGTACGCGTCCTCCTATGCGATTAAGTTTTTCATAGATTACAATATCATCTGGATTAACATTTTCAACTTTAATTAACTTATATGCTAAGTACAATCCAGATATTCCGGTACCAATAATAACATTTTTCATT